TTTGACCTAGAGTTCTGTGAGTCATCTATCAAAACCTTTGCAGGGCAGAGAGACTCAATGCTACAGAACTTCAGAAAGGGTAAGGAGGCAGGATCAAAGACCTATGTGAGAGACTTAGATCAAATAAGTAGTGGAGGGATACAGAATAAGATGTGGTCATGGAAGGCAGGAGAATTCAATCTATGGACAGGCTATAACAATGAAGGGAAGTCTCAGTTCCTAATCTTTCTTTGTGTTCTAAAAGCAATAAATGAGGGGTGGAAGTTCGCATTCTTCAGCCCTGAGAACTACCCACCTGATGAATTCTTTGATGACATCATACACACTATCCTGGGAAAAAGCACAGATAGATTCTACAAGAACTTTGATGTAAGTGAATCAGAATACTTGAAGGCTTTTGATATGGTGAAGGACTCCTTCTTTTTTGTTTATCCTGAGAAGAACGGAATTCCTGATTTCACCATAGATCAGATTGAATCTGTATTTGAATTCCTAGTGTGGGAGAAGGATGTCAAGGCTGTGGTGGTAGATCCATACATCAAGATAAGACATGAGATGACAGCAGGAGAACCTGAACACCTGTACGCTTCTAGGTTCATGATGGACAGGATCAACTTCACACGGAAGAACAATGTAAGCTATCATCTAGTGATGCATCAAACTACACCTAGGAAAGAAAAGGATGGGAACTACCCTCCACCTTCCCTGTACCAAATCAAAGGTGGTGGAACTTTTGCAGATAGCACCGACAATTCTATCTCAGTATGGAGACCTAACAGGGCAACAGATCCGAATGATACCACAGTCATCATCAAAACGGATAAGATCAAGAAGCAGAAACTAGTAGGTATCCCCTTTGAAATCACCATAGACTTCAACAGAAAGAAGAATAGGTACATGGGCAAGGATGGCTTTGACTACTTTGCGAATGCAAAGCCTCAATCAGCACCCGAACCAAGGGTAGAGAAGTTCCACAGATCAGGAATAGAAGATTTTGAAATCAATCAAGAAACCAAAACACCATTTTAAATGAAAAAGATACTTCAACAATTTATTCCTAGTAAGCAGGATCTATTCAGCATTCAGTCTACCCTGCTTTCAATCTTTGCCCTGTTCCATTTTGAATTTGAATTCGGGCTTTTGTTTATGGTCATAGTAGCCCTATACACTATAGGGATGGATCAAATCTATAAGATCTTCAGATGATACAATTCAAGATAAATGAGAAGCCTTTGTCGGTGAATCTAGCATGGCAGGGAAAGAGATTCAAAACACCTGCCTACAAGGAATATGAAAAAGGAATGCTTTTGAATATGCCTAGGGCTAATATTGAAAAAGATCAGATGCTACGGGTTGAATTCTTCTTTGGCTTTTCAAATAAGGCTTCAGATCTTGATAACCCTGTCAAGTTATTGATGGACATAGCCCAAAAGAAGTACGGCTTTGATGATAAGATGGTCTATGAAATGAATGTGAGGAAGTGCATAGTGAAGAAGGGAGAAGAATTCATTCACATGGGGATCTATAAGATGCTACCATTTTAGACAAAATTCACCCTTAAAATTTGGATATTAATTTTTATCCTATATTTGAAGAAATAACAAACCAAATGAGCGTAGAAGAAGGACTACTGATCAGAAGATCAAGAAAGAAAAGCGGATACACACAGCTAGAACTTTGCAAGAAGTTAGGACTATCTCATGCCCCTATCAATCAGGTAGAGAATGGATGGGAAAGCATAAGCCTGTTCAATCTTAGGATGATCTGTGAGGCTATAGGATTGGAAGTAGTGATCAGAGAAAAGAATCAGAATGCCTAGAATGCTACCCAAATCACCACTAGACTATTCTCTTGAGATCCGCTATAGGCTTTCAAGCGGGGAATGGTCAATGTGGATGAATAAGGGAAAAGGTAGCTTTCAAAGTATTGAGATAGTTCAGAGGCAGATCAGACTCCTAGCAGCCTCATATAATGGCAGAGAGAAGGAAGTACGCTTTGAGTGGAACGGATGGCTGTGTGATTTTGCAGGGCTTCCTACGGGCGAAGTAATAAGCCTAAAATGAAAGCGATCGGATGGCTATATGACAATGAATTCAAATATGTATTTCAGAATATAGGGAAGGATCTATGGGAAGATCTCAGGCAGGAGGTAGCGGTGATTGTCCTGGAGTATGATTCAGAAAAACTTAGGGAACTAGAAGCCAAAGGAAAGCAGGTCTTCAAGTTTTGGATAGTTCGGATCTGCTGCAATCAAACGAATAGCAAATACGGGAAGTTCGGCAGGATGTATGCAGCCCTAGTTCCTGTAGAGGATATAGTCAAGTTCATTAAGGAGGAAGAAGAAATAGACAATAGCCAAGCAGTAGCAGACTCAATATCTAAGATAGTAGAGGAACTATATTGGTACGATCAGGAGATTCTAAAGATGTATGTGGAACTTGGTTCAGTGAGGAAGGTATCAAAGCAGACAGGCATTCCACACACTTCAATTTTTATAACCATTAAAAACATTAGAAAATGTATCAAATCACAGCTAGTATATTAGGGGCTATAGGGATCACTTTAATCTACTTCTACATCCTGAACTTTCCTAAATTTTTTAAGAAAGTCACAGGCAGGAATTTAGTCAAGCCTTTTAGCTGTTCCTTTTGTATGTCCTTTTGGATCAGCCTGTTTTTTCTAATCTTAAAAACGGATTTACTAGAAGCGATATTTATATCTAGTATAGTACCCTTCATCTATCTGTATGTGGAGGATCATTTCACCAATAAATTTCAACTATGACACCTGAAGATCACGAACTATTCAAGAAGCACTTTGAACTCTATGAGTGCTACAAAAAACACGCTTTCATTCGCAACTACGATAAGGAAGTATACAATGATTTGATTCACCTATACACTACCTATGTCAATGCGAAGCACAACTTCTCACATTGGTGTAGTAGCTGTAGGGCAGAACTAGTCAACTACCTGTATGGGTGGTATGTCAATGAAGAAAATACTACTTGGTATCGGCAGCAAAGTGAAGAAAGTGCCGAAATACAGGAAGTGCCTTTCAACACAGAAGAACCTGTGATTGAAAACAAGCCGATCAAGAGAAGAAGAAAACCAAATACATAACACATGGACAACAAACCAAAAACCAAACTAGGTAACGGAAAGAAAAGAAGTGATTCATGGATCACGGCTGCTATCTGTATATCTGATGCTGAGGCACACGCTTACACCTACAATGGGAAGAAGTATGTGAACCTGAATATCAACATCTATGATAAGCCGAATGAATACGGCAAGGATGTAGCCATTACCTTAAACGATTACAAAAAGGAAGAAAATAATACCCCACAGGTTAACAAATTCCCTACTACTCCTGGAAATTATCAAGCCGAAGAATACGATCTACCATTCTAAAAAAATCAAACCATGTCAAAATTTCAATTGAATTTCAATAGTGAAAACAAAGTGATCAGCGTAACCCTTGAAGATGAAGAACAGGGAATCTTTGATCTCGCATACTTGTTTAAGAAGTTGCTAGATGATGCAGGTATCCCTAACAAGCTAGAGGAAAAGGAGATCACACCTGTAGAACCTTTGCAGGTAGCAAACGAAAAACTAGACTAATCATTCCCCAAAATTCCACACTATGAAAAAGCCTGAGAGATCCGTCATAGAGAAAGCCATTGTGAAGGCATTTGGAAACCTATCAGCAGCCTCAAAGTCATTAGGTGTAGATAGACATACCCTTTATAGTTGGATTGAACAGGATGGCTTAGAACAGGCTGTAGTAGAAGGCAGGAATTCTAGACTTGATTTCGTAGAAGGGAAGCTAGATCAGAAGATAGATAGCGGTGATACTACTGCTATCATCTTCTTCCTTAAAACTCAGGGGAAGTCTAGGGGATATGTGGAAAGGCAGGAGATCACAGGTGCTGATGGCAAAAAGATATTCGAAGTGAATATTGTGGATGACAGCAACTAGCATCAAAACAAATAAGGTATTCCGCCATCTTGAGAATAGCAATTCAAAGATAGTAATTGAGCAAGGTGGCACTAGATCAGGGAAGACCTATAACATCCTTCTTTGGATCATTTTTTCATACTGCGAAAAGAACAGCGGTAAAATCATCACGATCTGTAGGAAGACCTACCCTGCTTTGAGGGGTACTGTCATGCGTGACTTCCTTACCATCCTGAAGGATCATGAAATCTACTCAGAAGATGATCACTCAAAGACAGCATCAGAATACA